GGATCTCTACTCTATGGAAACAACATCATCTCAGGAGCAGTGGTCCCCAGCTCCAACGCCATCGGAATGCACTTCTATCCCATCTGGGAAGCAGCTAATCTCGATGAATGGCTTTACAATGGAGGACCTTACCAACTCGTTATCTTCCACTTCCTCATTGGTATCTCTGCTTACATGGGACGACAATGGGAACTTAGTTACAGACTAGGAATGAGACCGTGGATCTGCGTTGCTTATTCAGCACCAGTATCAGCAGCTTTCGCTGTATTTTTAATCTATCCATTCGGACAAGGAAGTTTTTCTGACGGTATGCCTCTAGGTATCTCAGGAACGTTTAACTTTATGTTCGTCTTTCAAGCAGAACATAATATACTCATGCATCCTTTCCATATGTTAGGAGTAGCAGGTATGTTTGGAGGTGCTTTGTTCTCTGCTATGCATGGTTCATTGGTTACCTCATCACTTATTCGTGAGACAACCGAAACTGAATCTCTGAATTATGGATACAAATTCGGACAAGAAGAAGAGACCTACAATATTGTCGCCGCACACGGCTACTTCGGGCGACTCATTTTCCAATACGCTAGTTTTAATAATAGCCGTGCTCTTCATTTCTTCCTTGCTGTCTTCCCAGTCGTGGGCGTATGGTTTACCAGTATGGGAATCTCCACTATGGCGTTCAATCTTAATGGCTTTAATTTCAATCAATCCATTCTTGATGCTAACGGAAGAGTCGTGCCCACTTGGGCTGACGTGCTCAACCGTGCCAACCTAGGTATGGAAGTAATGCATGAAAGGAATGCACATAATTTCCCACTAGACTTAGCTTCAGCTGAAACATCTGAAGTTGCTTTAGTAGCACCGTCAATAGGTTAACGTATTAGTGGCGACCTGACACATCATCCTCGCCGCTAGTAATTTACTCTAACCTTAATGACTACAACTAAAGAACAAGGCGGACGTTTAAACCGCTTCGCCACAGAACCACAAGTGGAAGTACTAGACGTTGACTACTTTGAGAATGCTGAAAGAGTTAATGGACAACTAGCGATGATAGGATTCATTGCAGCACTTGGTTCTTATTTATTCACTGGGCAAATCATTCCAGGTTTATTCTGAATTAAACATTGGCGGCTCGGATCGAACCAGTAGAAGCCAACTCATACCACGTCCGTTCATTCTCTTATGAGAACGCATGAAACCACATCATGGAACGGGGGTGTGGTACTGGAGTATTACAATGACTGTAAAACTAAGGTATCGTGGTGTTGAGTACACTAAAACTACAAAGTAATTAACTTAACATGAAAAAAATTGCTCTTGCTCTAGCAGCACTTACTGCTTCCGCACCTGCAATGGCTGGCGTTTATGTAAACGTTGAGTCCAACGCATCTTATACAGGCACTGATTATACTTCCCGTACTACCGATCTACACGTAGGTTACGAAGGAGAAGTAGGTGACTTAGGATACTACATCCAAGGTGGACCTGCACTTGTCGGATCAGACGGCGTAGATGGTACCAATGAATTCTCGGGCAAGCTCGGAGCTTCCGTAGCTGCTAGTGAGAAACTCGATGTGTATGGTGAAGTATCATTCATTACTGATGAAGGTGCTGATAACGCATACGGTACTAAAATAGGCGCTAAATATAGCTTCTAATGAAGTACTTTGAATCCCCTTGGGCTATTTTTATAGTAGCCCTGGGGTTCATTACCATGATAGAAGTACTGCATATAAATGCACACAACAACTGTCGTGGTGATTGCCCTTGTACAATTAACAATGAATACTAATGGCACAACAAAACACAGGAGGGTTCGGGGTAGCACACCCTGTACCATATTCTCCTGACGGAAATAGACATGTAGATGTAAATATCAAAGATCCAGTTGATCATGCTCCTAGTGATGTTCAACCACCTGGTGTTGATGAAGAGGTTGATTATAATAGTCTTGAAGAAGCTTTAACTTCTTAAAGCAGCGGGTATAGTTTAGAGGTAAAACTCTAGCCTTCCAAGCTAGGTTCATCGGTTCGAATCCGATTACCCGCTTTGGCTTTTGCCCTCTAAGGAGGATACCATTAGCCGTCTAGACGGTGGGATAGACCACACAATACAAATTAAATAACAGCGCAAAAAATTTTACGATCGTAAGACAGTTAATTATACAAACTCTTATAGATAAATGGCTCAACAAGCAACAACTGCTAATGCCAATGGTCCTATTTGGGGTGGTGCCGCTAATGGTGCTGATACTACAACTGCTGCTAGAAGAGAACTTTATTTGAAGTTGTTCTCTGGTGAGCTGTTCAAAGGATTCCAACGCAATACAATTGCAAGAGATCTAGTAACACGCCGTACCCTCCAGAATGGTAAATCATTACAGTTCATCTATACGGGTCGCACCAAGGCGGAATTCCATGTTCCTGGCCAGAGTATTCTCGGTAATGACGAGAAGTCTCCTCCAGTAGCAGAGAAGACCATCACTTGCGATGACCTGTTAATCTCCAGTGCCTTCGTCTACGAATTAGATGAGACACTTGCACACTATGATTTGAGGGGTGAGATCTCTCGTAAGATCGGCTACGCACTAGCCGAGAACTATGACCGCCGGATCTTCCGTGCTGTCTCAAAGGCTGCTAGACAGCCAGCACCAGTTTCTATGAGTAACTTCGTAGAACCAGGTGGTAGTATTGTTAAGGTTGGAACAGCTTCATCTACAACTGCAACTGATGCTTATGATTCAACTAAGTTAGTACAAGCCTTCTTCGAAGCAGCTGCTATCTTAGATGAGAAAGGAATCAGTGGCGAAGGACGTGTAGCCGTCTTGAACCCAAGACAATATTACGAATTGATACGCAATGTATCAGGTAACGGTCTAATCAACCGTGACGAGCAAGGTACTTCACTACAGTCCGGTAACGGAATCATCTCGATTGCAGGCATTAAGATCTTCAAGTCGATGAACATTCCATTCCTAGGTGACTATGGTGTTAACCTAGCTAACCTACCATCTGGTGCTGTATCTAACATCAACGAGGCTGCTTCTAAAGGCTCCTTTATTGGTGAAGATATGGATGACCAAGACGCTGCTACTACTCCTAGTGGACAGAAGACCGTTAATAACTACGGTACTGCTGCTAAGTTTGGTGGATCATGTGGTCTTATATTCCAGAAAGAAGCTGTAGGTGTGGTTGAAGCAATCGGACCTCAAGTACAAGTAACTTCAGGTGATGTATCCGTGGTTTACCAGGGTGACGTTATTCTTGGACGCTTGGCTATGGGTGCTGACTTCCTTAACCCTGCTGCTGCTGTAGAACTAGTAGCTGGTGTTGACGTTTCCGCTAACTGGAACAACACTGCTGTTTCTAACGCAAGCTTCACATAAACTTATCGTTTATTACTTTCATGGAGGGGTTTCAACACCCCTCTTTTTTTTATTCATAAAACTTTATGGCTTCCACAACAATTGATATCGAGACCGAACTCTCCGCAGTAAACTCAATCCTGGGAGCTATCGGTCAGTCGCCTGTTACACAAGTATCAGGTAATACTAACCCTGAAGTATCGTTTATTTATAATTTACTACGTGATGCTAATGTTGATGTACAGAACGAAGGCTGGCACTTTAACACAGAGAAACACGTAAATTATAAACCAGCTTCAGATAATAAAATAACCATATCTGATGATATACTTAAAATGGATGTGTCTAATGGATGGTCACATAGATTATATGATGTGGTAAAAAGAAACGGTGTTTTATACGACAAGTTTGATCATACTGATGACTGGAGTGATGCTGCTACAAATGGTATTGATCTAGATATAGTTAAACTATTTACATTCGAAGACTTACCTTCTGTATTCCAAAGGTATATAATACTGATGGCATCAGGTAGAGCTGCTACTCAGTTAGTAGGTAACCCTCAATTAGTTCAATTACTAGCTACACGTGAGTCGTATGCTAGAGCTGCTTGTATAGAATACGAATGTAATCAAGGTAATCATTCTATGTTTGGTTTCCCTGAAGATACTATCCATACCACCTATCAACCTTACAGAGCGTTAAGAAGATAATGGCAGGAATTTCACAAACTATACCCTCCTATCATGGAGGTATATCCGAGCAACCGGATCAGTTAAAATCTCCAGGTCAAGTAAAAGATGTAATCAATGCTATACCTGATATAACCTATGGATTATATAAAAGACCTGGTAGTAAAAGAATAGGTCAATTACCTAACGTACAATCTGGAGGATCTTGGTTCCATTACTATCGTGACGAAGACGAAGGTTCTTATATAGGTCAAATAGCAGCAGACGGTACACCTAGAATTTGGAAAGCATCGGGAGATAACGTAGGGGCTGAACAAACAATAGCTTATGGATCTTCATTTAGTGCAACCTCAACTAATTTAAAAGCTTATCTAGCTTCATCAACTCCAGAAAATATACAGCTAACAACTATTAATGATACAACATTTGCTGTAAATAGAGGGGTAACTGTAGGTACCACCGGTACTACCGATACAGCAGCTGATACTCATTGTGCTTATGTTGAATTATTAAGATCAGAGAATGGTAGACAGTATGGTTTAAATATTTATGACAATGACACAGAAACTACCTATCACCGTGTTACAAGAATCAAACTTGACTCAGATACTCTAATAGAAAATACTGGTCAGAATGGTCACTGTCCTGGTATCGGTACTCAAGTTTTTGAAGGAACAGGTGGTACGATTTTTAGGATAACAGTTACTGGAGCGAGTGGTACATTTAACACTGCTGACGGTGATGATGGAGGAGCGTACACATGTTCTTATACTAGAAACTTAGAGTTACTACATGGAGGTCAGTTTACAAGTGCTCCAGGTGCTCTTGGTACTCATACCATGACTGATTCTGCAGATGGTGGCAGGACGTTTACTGTAACAACAGCTAAATCAGAAGCGTATCCGATTAAAGCTAATGTAGGAGCTGTAAGACCAGAGCCAACTCCATTTGATGCCCAAACTGCTGTAACTTCAGACACCATTCTTGGTGGAATGATTTCTGCAATGCCTGGTGCTATAACTGCTAAAATAATAGGTAACGGACTTTATCTAACTAGAGGTGCTACTTTTAATGTAGAAGTTGTTGATCAAGATTTAATGAGAGTTATGACAACATCAGTTAATGATGTATCTAAACTCCCTATTCAATGTAAACATGGTTATATAGTCAAAGTCAGTAACGCACAAATGTCTGACGAAGATGACTATTACATGAAATTTGTAGGTGAAAATGACAAGGATGGTCCAGGTACTTGGGTTGAGTGCCCCGCTCCTGGTATCGTAAAGAGCTGGGATAAAGCTACAATGCCTATTACTATTCAAAGGACTTCTGTAGCAAACGCTGGTACATCTAGTGAAATCGCTACTTTCACAGTAGATAGATTTGATTGGATTGATAGAAAAGTTGGTGATGATGTTACTAATCCTATACCTAAAATAAATGGTGGGAAAATTAATAAGATTTTATTTTTCCGAAATAGATTAGCTTTGTTATCTGGTACAAACGTTTTAACGTCTAGACCTGGTGACTTTGGTAATCTATTTGCTGACACAGCTTTGACTATTAGTTCTATAGATCCTATAGATATATCGTGTAGTACAGGATTCCCTTCAGATTTATTCGATGGCATTGAAATCAACACAGGACTACTTTTATTCAGTACAAATCAACAGTTTCTATTGGCAGCTGATGATGCAATACTTAATCCAGACACTGCAAAATTAAGAAGTTTGTCTACGTTTAATTATAATAAAGTTATACCTCCTATATCGTTAGGCACTACAGTTGCTTATATAGATAATTCTGGTAAGTACAGTCGCTTCAATGAAATGGCTGGAATTCAGAGAGAAGGTGAACCTGTAATTGTAGAGCAAAGTAAACTTGTACCAAGATTAATTCCTAAGGATATTGATTTAATAGCTAATTCTAGAGAAAATTCTACAGTACTATTTGGTAAGACTGATTCAGATACAGTGTATGGTTATAAGTATTTGACTATGGGCCAGGAAAGGATGCAATCTTCTTGGTTTAAATGGAAATTCAATAATAAATTAAAGTATCATTTTATTATAGATGATCAGTATTTCTTCTTAGATGAGGATAATTTTTTACAAAGTGTTAACTTTATACAATCTGATTCCGATCCAAGTTTAGATGAGAATAACGTTAATTTCTTGATACATTTAGATAACTATACTACGGTTACTAGTGGAGTATACGCACCAACTACTAATTTAACTACCTTCAGTAATGTTACATGGATACCACAAGTTTCAACACCTAGTGGTAAACTTGTATTAATTGATACTGATTCAAGCGCTGCTAGAATTGGTAGATATGCTGAGTGTACTATTGTAACTGGTGCTGGTGATGACGATTTCACCGTTCCTGGTGATTGGTCTACAGGCACGTTTACTATAGGTTATCTATACGATTACCAAGTAGATTTCCCTAGAATTTACGCAACTAAAGCATCTGGTAGAGGTACTGTAGCTGATGTTAATGCATCTCTCGTACTACACAGAATTAAAATGAACTTTGGTAGAGTTGGTTTAATTGAAACTACTTTAAATAGAGTAGGTAAGGATGCTTATAATGAAGTATACGAAGCTACTTTATCACCAAGTTATCAGATATCTGACGCACCGTATTTAGATGAAGAGATACAAACTGTACCAGTATATGATAAAAATATAAATGTAGATATAACACTCAAATCTTCTCACCCAGCCCCAGCTACACTGAGGTCTATGTCTTGGGAAGGTGATTATTCACCCATGTTCTATAGACGTGCATAAATACATTCACCCAATTACGTTGGAGGCTGCTATGGAAGTGGCCTCTAACCTACGCCCTGATGACCGTAGAGAGGTCGAAGAAGGTCATGGGCTAGATCCATTCACAATGATAACATCCAAGGCTCAGGAAGGCTCCTGTGTATATTTCAACGTGCCTAACGGCAAGACTGCCGGTATGGCTGGAGTCGATCCTGGAGGGCTAATATGGATGTTAACAACAAAAGCAATAGAAGAGTATCCTGTTACCTTTGCAAGAGAAGCAAAGAGATATGTTGAAAGACAAAAAGGTTTACTCTGGAATATAGTAGATGAACGGAATACCGTCCATTTAAAATTGCTAAAATTTTTGGGCTTTAAATTTTTGAGGAAAATTTCTCACGGCCCAAATCAATTGTCCTTTATAGAATTCTGTCGTGTCATTTTTTAGTTATTTCGACAAAACAGCTGGTGGAAGACGCCAAGCTAAGTATGCAAATATGAAAGCTCGATACAAGCACATGGCTAATCGAGCAAAATATAATAATAAGAAAGCAGCTTTTAAAGCTAACCAAAATGAACGTGTTCTAGGTACAAGCAGAGCTCAAAGTGATGCTTATAGAAAGCTAGTCATAGGAGTACGTGGAAGAGCAAGGAAGGGTGCAGAACAAGCTTACAAATCATTTGCTAAAGCACGTAAAGCTCCAACTGGGGAAGGTTCCTCAAGAGCTCAATTCTCAGATTATGAGAAACTATTGCAAACTCAAGCTGCTTTAGAAAACCAAGTGACTGCAGCTAGTGGAGAACAATTGCAGTTAACGATGCAAGGTATAGGAAGAAAAGATTTATCACTACACCGTAAGAATATCGGTGCTCTTGGTGTACCTGCCCAAACCCCACTCATGCAACCTTATCAAAAGGAGAATAAGTTTATGACATTTATGAACTTCACTAGATGGGTCGGTGGTACTGCAAGTGATATCGCATCTGGTGGCCAAGCAATGCATCTTTGGAAGTGATCATGGCAGACTCTAACTACATAACCTCTCTCGCCGGGGAGTTGGTTCCAAACGTCAACAAACAGATTGACGAAGATACAAAGATGTTTACAGCTCACATCGATTCTTTATACAAGAACGAAGAGCTAAGGTTAAAAGCAGGTACTAGTTCAGTAGCTGGTCAAATAGATAATTTTTTAGCTAATGTTAAAGGTATTCAAAAATCAGTTAAAGAGATAGAAGATATAAACGAACGTAACCGTATATTTGCAGAATGGGAAATCACTGATGAAGAAGCTGAAAAGCTTGGCTACCTTAAAGCACATAATGAAAACGTTGATAACTTAAACAAAGCTGCAGGTAATATGCAAGCTATGGGTTTTGATGAATTGAAGAAACCTGATGGTAATCTTGATCTCGGACAGAAGATGATTCGAGGTGCTGATAAAAGATACAACCAAGAAAACCGTCTGAACAATTTAAAGAATGATTACCCAGCTGCTATAGCTAGAGTTAGAGGGACTTTCAAAGTACCTATGCCAGAAGGTGGTTTTAAAACCTTAGATGAGGCTGACAATTCTGCTGAATATAACCATATAATGGGGGCAATACGTTATACTTATTTCTCTCAAGCTGGTGGAGTAAGCAGAGGCCAACTTAGGAAACATCTATTTCCGGGGATGAAGCAGCATGAAGAAACCTTAGCTGCAGCTTGGAGAACAGATAAAATAAAAAGTATTGGTGAAGAAGCTATTTATACTGAGAATAAACGGTTTGAACTTGATATAAAAGCTAGAGGTCCAGAAGCTGTTCTTGATTATATGACCAAGAACGCTAAGACTTGGAGCGATAAAGTACCACCAGATTGGGGTTATGTCAGGACTAAAGCTGTCGATAATATAATAGAAATGGTTAATGACGGGTCTATACCAGTTAGTGTTGCAGAACAAATTTTTGATCACGAATTCTTTGCTTGGGATGGTAGTAAACAAACTATTTATAATCCTGATGATCCAAGAAAGAAACCTTATTGGCCAGAGTTTGCTAAACTTGCTGCAGCTGTAGAGAAGAAAAAGACTCAGCAAATTAACGAAAGAGTAGATAATCATAATGCTAATCAGAAAGGTTTCATTCTAGATATGAATGATAAAGCTGCAGAGATAACCAGAGATGGGACACCTTTAGGCGAAGCATTTAGAGAAACGATTCAGAAGCAATGGGTAGAACGATTCCCTGGAGTCCCTATGCCTAGAGAAGTAGCAGGTTTGATGACTACGAATGAAGCAGACGATGATGCACAAATTAAAAGCTTAACACATCTATTCAATCAAGGAACAACAATTACTATGCCTATGTTGTATGGTATTGATGATCCAGATAAGATGAGAAATGCTATTAATAACCTTCAAGTTAATAGAACTGGTGGTATAGATCAAGACGAATTGAAAACTTTCATTACTTCTGAAACCAATGAGTATACTCAAGAGAATGATTTAAATTCAGCTAAAACTACTAAGTGGTATGACATCAAACGTAATGCTACAAACGATTATGTCAGCACATATAACCAAGCTAGAGCTGGTGGACAAACCCACGGTGAAGCTACTACTAAAGCTAGAGAAACTGTACAAAGAAGGATAAAAGAAAAAGCTTACGATAAGTATAAGAGAACTGCTTACAATAAAGACGCTCACAACCGTATTATAAAAGCTAGGGAAGCTATATTAGCTGATAACAAAGCTTTTTCAAATTCACTCCTTCCAGGTTTAGAGAAGGATGCTGAGACTATGTATAATTATATTAGTAGAGGACAGTGGGGTGAGCCTCCTGTTGGAGCTTTCCAAGCTTTAGCTGAGAAAACAAAAGGTATTCGTGGTATGAATACTGTAGATTTAGCAGTGGCGCAAGCTAATCAATATGCTAAAGCGAATGATTTACCACTCGTTAAATGGAACCAATCAAGTACTCAGAAGGCTTTGAATAAAGAGCCTGCTGAAGTTACAGGTGCTCTTAACTCTGGAGACACGTTAACAGGTTACGCTAAAACCAAAGATCTACCTGCATTACTCGATACATTAGTACGTCCTGGCAGTGTAGAAAATGGTAAAGCCGATGCTGTATTAACAGATTCAGGTTGGAGAGATAGTAATAATATATACGATAAACCACTTACTCAACATACTATTGAAGAAGTTGGACAATTAGGACAAGGAGCTTATGGAGCTTATGGTATCCCGAATCATGTATTAGAAGAAATCCTTCCTTTCTCTGGATTGGATAAAACTGCTCTAATGACAGAAGAGAACCAAAGAAAACTTCATTTAGCTAAAGTCATGTTTAACTTACATCAGATGAATAGTTATCAAACACTAGACCAATTTGATTCAAACCCTATGCTATCAAATTGGAGTGCATTAAACATACAACCTGGAGATGCTTTAGAGATACTGGAAAGAGTGGGGCCTACGGACTTCAATAACAAACAATTGTTACTCAAAGCACTTACTAATTAATTTACTACGGTAAACCGATGCCATATGATCAAGTAGCTGGGGAAGTTAATCCTGAATTATTAAAAGAAGGGATTGCTGAAAGTAATGCTAGTCTGGACCTCCATAAAAAAGAGGAAGAAGCAGCAGCATTAACCCAAGAAAAAGAAAAGGAAACAGAAGCTCAGGCAATACTAGAGCAGAAAGATCCTAGAAATAAAGAGAAATGGGGTTTAGGTGGAGTCGCTAAAGAACTTCAATCAGTAGTAACCGGAGGTTTACAAGACACAGCATCTTCTGTTGTCACTTTCCCAGAGCGTACATTAGACGCTCTTAATGGAGAGATGCAGAGAGAAGGTGCTGAGTATAGACCTGACTGGGATCCATTTACTGATTACGATAACCCAATTGAAACAAAGACGTGGTGGGGTAAACTACTACGTGGAACTGTACACTTCGGTTCCTTAGCCTTAGTACCTATAGCAGGACAACGTGCTTTAGGATTTAAAATAGCAAATAGCTTTGTACGTGCCGCTGGTATTGGTGCTGTGTCTGATCTGATATCCAAGGAGTCAGACGGTCATAATGCACTAGGTGCTATGCGTGATGCGTATGGATTTGTTGATACTCCATTATCCACTAAAGAAGGCGATCATCCTATAATGATGAAAGTCAAGAACATACTAGAAGGTATGGGTATTGGCGCTGCTTTTGATGGAGCTGCTATATTATTAGGTAAAGGTTCGAAGCGTGTAGTTAGTAGTGTTCAAGCTAGAAACAAAAGTATAGCTGATCAGACTATTGAGAAAGGTTTGCAAGAACTACGTGATGGTCATAAGGACTTCCGTGGTGCTAAGAACAAACCAATTGCTAAGAAACACCAAGCAGCTTATACTTCACAAGAACCAGCTTATGATGCTAGACAGAAGTTAGTTAGAACTAGGAAAGACTATGGAGCTGAAGAAGGTTCCACTGGTTCAGTAACTACACCTAAGCAACGTGAGATTGCAGCGGGTAATCCTGAGTATACAGAGGAGATGGCAAGAGCTATCCTTAAAGACTTAAAGAGTTCTCAAGCATTCCAAGCTGATGAATTAGCAATAAGAGAAGGTAGAACTACATGGTTAGATACATACGGTGATGCTGTTGGTTTCCATCAACGCACTGTATTAGGTAGAAACGCAGCTGATATGCCAACTGCAGAATACCTTCAAGAGTTCCTTAGAGGACAGAACGTATTTAAGAAAGTAGATCCTAAAACTGGAGAGATCTTTGAGACTAATATAATGTCTAGAGATCAGTTGATAGCTTCAGACTTACTTCAAGGTACATTACTAAAACAGCTTAGAGATACCGGTATAGCTGGTAGAGAGTTAGCTGACATAGCTAATCTTGGTGATATCGATGGACCTGCACAGCAGATTCTAGATACAATGCTTACCTTATTAGCTGAAACTAAGCGTAGTAAACTAGCTATGTCCGATGCCTTTACAGGGCTATCACCTGCTAAAGCTAAGAAAGCTTTGAAAGAAGCATTAGATGAAGATATGGCAGCTAGTAGAGAGTCCATTACTTCTGTTATAAAACTAGCTGGTAGATCAGAAGATGATAATTTATTGAAGGCTTTATTCGAAACATTCTCATCTATGGAGAATATGAATAACCTCGATGACTTTGATTCATGGGCTAGGAAGATGATTAGAGGTGGTAATATAGAAGGCAGGCAAGTTAACGGAGCTATGATTAGAGAGCTCCAAGGTGTGTTTATACATAGTATACTGAGCGGTCCTAAGACAGCTATGAGAGCTATGATGGGTACTAGTACAGCAACCTTCATACGGCCTTTCTCTACAGCTATAGGTGCTACACTGAGATACCCATTCACAGGGGATAGTTCGACTATTCGCTCTAGCTTAGCGTCTATGAATGCTATGATGGAAGCAATACCTGAGAGTTTTGCTCTATTTAAAAATAAATTCAGCTCCTATTGGAGTGGTGAAACCTCTACAGTTAAGACTAGGTTCTCAGAATATACTAAAGGTGACGAGAATTGGGAGATATTAAGACAATTTGCTGAAAGTGATAGAGCTACTGTAGGTGATAAAGCCTCATTTTACCTAGCTAACATGGCTAGAGCAGCTAATGATGTAGGTTTATTTACCTATTCTACTAAGCTTATGGCTGCTACTGACGACTCTTTCTCCTATATTTTAGGTAGAGCAAAGATGCGTGAGAAGGCCATGAGGTCCGCTATGGACGCTCAGAGTGCAGGTAAGTCTGTAGATATTACACCTGATCTAATTAGGAAGTATGAAGATGACTTCTATAGTCAAGTATTTGATGCTGATGGTAATATTAAAGACGAGGCTGTTAATTTTGCTGCTAAAGAGGTTAAGCTAACTAAAGATTTAACTGGTTTTGCAGCAGGTATGGAGAGGGTGTTCAACGATACTCCATGGGCTAAACCTTTCTTCTTGTTTGCAAAGACAGGTGTGAATGGTATTGAGCTAACAGCTAAACATACACCAGGATTTAACTTTCTTGTTAAAGAATTTAATGAAATAGCTTTTGCTAATCCAGATAATTTAGACGATGTACTTAAGTATGGTATAACATCTCCAGAAGAATTAGCTAATGCTAAGGCATTACAAACTGGTAGACTTGCTATTGGTAGCGGTCTAGTCAGTATGGCAGCTTGGTCTTGGATGAATGGTAACCTAACAGGTAACGGTCCTACTGACAGGCAGCAACGTCAGGTTTGGATGGATGGTGGTTATAAACCAAGAAGTATGAAAATAGGCGGTGTATGGGTAGGTTATGATTCTATTGAACCATTTAACCAAATCTTCTCTATTATTGCTGATGTAGGTGATCATAGTGAATTGATGGGTGAAGAGTGGACTGAGAAACAACTGCAATCTACTGCATTAGTTATGGCACAAGGTATTGCAAGTAAGTCTTACCTTGCTGGTATGCAACAATTTGTCGATTTCTTTGCTGGTAAGCCAGGTCAAGGTGAACGTATTGTTGCTAATATAATGAATAATCAGATACCACTAGCTGGTTTAAGAAATGAACTTGGTAAACTATTCACACCTTATACACGTGAATTAGGTTCTGGAATTGACCAAGCTATACGTAATAGAAACCTAGCATTTGAGAAACTACCAGGTGCTGATCTTCCTATTAAGTATGATATGCTTAACGGCAGACCTATTAAAGATCACGACTTTATGACTAGAATGTTTAACATGGTAAGTCCGGTTCAACTAAGTCTAGATCAAGGTCCAGGTAGAAAGTTCTTATTTGACAGTGGTTATGATCTAAGACAATCTACATACTATTCTCCTGATGGAGTTGATTTATCTGATTCACCTGAGATTAGATCACTATTCCAGAAAGCAATCGGAGATCAGAACGTAGAGCGTCAATTAGATAAATTAGCTGCTGATCCTAGAATGCAAACTTCTCTTGCTGAAATGAATCAAATGATTAAGAGTGGAAGACGTGGTGATTTCGAATATATAGATTTCGCACATAATCGTAAACTTCGTCAGATATTTAACAAAGCTCGTAAGAGAGCTTGGGCTAGTATCATTAACAACCCACAAGTTCAGAAAATCATTCAAGAGCAAAAAGAAGCTAATAAAGTACGATATGGCACAAAACGTAAAGGTCTAAACGACTACGAACCCATTCTAAACATATATAAATAATTATGGCAAGCACAATTACCTCGAAAGAGTATACTGGAAATGGGTCGCTCAAGACGTTTACCTATGCTTTCCAGTCATACCAAGAAGCAGACGTTAAAGTAAAAGTTAACGAAATAGCTGTTACTAATTTTACCATACCTGACTACACAGCTGCTGGTGGTACAGTAACTTTTAACAGTACAGGTGTGAACGCTTCTGTATGCGAATCAGACGGATCACCTAAAAACACTTTAACTGTACGTGTATATCGTGAAACAGATATAACGTCAGGTAGTGTAGGAGAGTACGAACCTAAAGCTACTTATGTAGCAGGTTCTTCTATTAAAGCTGCAGATCTAAATAATAATGCTAAACAAGCTTTATACGCAGCTTTTGAAAGTAGAGATCAATTAATACAAACAGCTAATATTGAAGATGGTGCTGTAACAAGCGGTAAGCTAGATGCAGATGCTATAACTGGTGCTAAGATAGCTGACGATACTATAGATTCAGAACATTACGTTGCAGGTTCTATTGATTTAGAACACATGTCAGCTAACTCTGTGGATAGTGATCAATACGTTGACGGATCGATAGATCTGGCTCATATGTCTGCTAACTCTGTAGACAGTGATCAGTATGTGGATGGATCGATAGATCTAGCTCACATGTCAGCTAACTCTGTGGATAGTGATCAGTATGTAGATGGAAGTATAGACCATGTACATCTAGCTAATGATGTAATAGATGGTGATAACATACAAGATGATGTAATTAATTCTGAACATTATGTAGCTGGAAGTATTGATCATGAGCATTTAGCTAATGATATTATAGACGGTGATAATATTCAAGATGATGTAATAAACTCTGAGCATTATGCAGCAGGTTCTATTGACTTAGAACATATGTCAGCTAACTCAGTAGATAGCGATCAGTATGTAGATGGCAGTATTGACTCAGCACATATAGCAAACGATCAGATTGATTCACAACACTATGCTGCAGCTAGTATAGACAATGAACACTTAGCTGACGATGCAGTAGGAGCAGATGAACTAGCAGCTAATGCTGTGGTTAACGATTCTGTAGCATCTGGAGCAGCTATTGAATTTACTAAACTTGAGAACTTAGATAGTGCTAAGATCTTAGTTGGTAATAGTTCAAATAAAGCTGCAGAAGTTGCAGTCTCAGGTGACGTAACTTTAGCTAATACAGGTGCCTTTACTATCGCTAATGATGCGGTAGAAATAGGTATGATAGGTTGTGAACAGACAACTATTTCAGATAGTGACTCTCATCTTCCTACATCTGGAGCTGTTGTAGATTATGTAGCAGCACAGATAGCACCTATTGGTGGCCTTGAAGTAATAGCAGATGAAGATAATTTTCCCACTTCTCAACCATCATCTGGTGTTGTAATCAGTATAAACGATATAGGAGGACTTATTACTAATGGAAGTGGTGTAGCTACTAATGCTAGGACTGCTGGTAATGGGTCTGATAATGTAACTATTAATGGATTCCCTTCTACTCTTTATAGTAAGACGTTTTCAGATAACCTAGGTCTGATGGTTAGTTCAACTGGATCTAGTAATATATATAATTATCATAAACTTTTAGGTAAAGAAGCAGATATTGCACAACTATCTGAAGATATACAAGATTTTGCTGCTAGATATCGTGTAGCTTCTAGCGAACCAGGTTCAAATAATGATGAGGGTGACCTCTTATTTGATACCACTGCTAATAAAATGAAGGTCTATGATGGATCTGCATGGGGTGAAGTTGCATCAACAGGTGAATTTAAGTTCTTAGTTCCTGTTAATCCAGGTACTACAACTGCAGCTGATTGGGGTAACACTGGCCTTTCTAGTGGTAATTCTGGTACTAGTTGGGATTTGAGAGAAAGTACAAATACTGGTAGCGCAGCGTCTATTACAAGCGCACTTCAATTACTTGTTAGTATAAACGGTGTAGTTCAGAAAGCTAATACAGGTTCATGGAGTGGATCTGGAGAGGGTTTCTATCTACAAGATTCAGATACTATTAGATTTGCTACAGCTCCTGCAGCTGGTGCTAGTGTATTTGTTGTACAGATTGGAGCAGCTACTACATTAAATGTACCTGCAGATAACTCTGTTACAGGTGCTAAGATAGCGCTTGGTTCTGATGCATCTGGTGATATCATGTACTACAATGGTACAGATTACGTCAGATTAGCTAAAGGTAGTGACGGAGAAGTATTAAAACTTGCTAGTGGTGCTCCTTCGTGGGCAGCTGACTCATCTTCTGATGCAACTAAAATGCCTCTAGCTGGTGGTACCTTTACTGGTGACGTTACATGGGATAATGGGACGAACTCTGGTAAGGATATGATCTGGGATGAATCAGATGATACTCTTAAGTTAAATGATGATGTACAGATAAGTCTTGGATCTGATAGAGATGTTAGATTATATCATACAGGATCACATGGTTATATTAATGTAGTTACTGGTGATCTTAATATCAGGACTAATGGTACTGAAAGTGCTATTATTTGTACTAAAGATGCAGGTGTAGCTCTATACTATGATGCTGCTAAAAAAGTAGAAACAGTAACAGGTGGAGTCACTGTAACAGGTGTATGTACAGCAACATCGTTTGCTGGTGATGGTTCAGCTTTAACTGGATTAGCAGCCGGTGCTACAGGTGGTAACTCAGGTGGTAACGCTGTATTCTGGGAGAATGAACAAACAGTTACACACGATTACACTATAACTAATAATAGAAATGCAGGGTCATTTGGTCCTATAACAATTAATTCTGGAATTACCGTTACGGTAGGCTCTGGAGAATACTGGACAATCGTTTAAAATTATGGCAATAGCAATTAATGGTAACGGTACTATTACCGGACTTTCCGCTGGTGGTTTACCAGATGACTCAGTAAACTTAGCTGATTTATCAGCAACAGGTACAGCAAGCTCAAGTACTTTCTTAAGAGGAGATAATTCTTGGGCAGCAGCAGGTAAGGTAGTTAAACATGCATACCAAACGTACGATACTCAAGCTAATACTTCTTCATCAAGCTATACAGATACAGGATTAACAATAGATTTCTCACCTACAGCGTCTAGTAATATAGTTTATATAATTTGTATGCAGCAGTGTTATATAAATAGTAGCGGTAGCAATGGTGATGCTAGAAGTCAATTCCAGTTACAAGCTGGAGGAACTGCACTAGCTACAACTCAATTTGAAGGTAGCTCAGGTAATTCTAATAGTGAAAATGCTGGTGTAGAAACACTTGTAGGTAAATTTGTTGCTGCTAGTACAAGTGCAGTAACTATTAAAACTCAGTATAGAGCTGTTACTGGCGATGCTTATGCACAGCACGGCGGTAGAGAATCTAATCTACTAATTATTGAGGTGGAACCATGACTATAGATACTAGAAGTGCTATTAATTCCTTAACACCAGGAGCTGAATGTACCATCGTAGGTACAGGTTCAGACGAAGTGATTACATGGCTTGATAGCAAACAAACACAACCTACTACTTCTGAAATCAATGCTGAAATAACTAGGTTACAAACTGAATATAATAATAATAAATATCAGAGAGATAGAGCAGCCGAATACCCTTCTGTGGTCGATCAGTTGGATGATATATACCATAACGGTATAGATGCTTGGAAAGCAACAATTAAAACTACTAAAGATAAATATCCTAAACCATGAGTACATTAAAATTAACAGGTAGTTCTTCTGGATCTACCTCTTTAACAGCTCCTGCAAGTGGAAGTGATCGTACTATTACATTTCCAGATGCAGCAGGTACGGTTGCTTTAAAAAGTGGATCTATTATTCAAGTAGATCATACATCTTGGACAACAGAAGCAACGAGTACAAATAGTGCTACTTTTGCTGATGTAAGTGGTATGACAGCATCAATTGATAATGTTGCTAGTGGAAGCAAATTACTTTTAATGTTGAGAATACAATATAAAGTATCAAGAAGTGATGATAATGCTAGATGTGGTTTCAGGATCGTAAGAACGTCAGGAACACCAGCAACTCTCTATGATCCACAAGCTGCAAGTAGTGGACCGACTGAATTAGGAATCTATGTAGGAGCAGGTAGTGGTTGTTGGAGTAACGGTGTATGGTGTCCTCATATTTATGACTCAAGTCCAGGAACAGGAACAGTAAGTTATAAAGTACAATTTGCTACAGCTACAGCTACTAGTACTCATGTAGTAGTTGTTAATGACGCTGATACTGTAAATGGTACTTCTTCTTGCACAATATTGGAGATAGGAGGATGAAACACAATAGAACTGATGCAATTATTTCTTTACGTCCTTTAGCGACATGGACATCTGCAGACGGTGTAATTACTTGGAACGATAGTAAATATACACAACCTACAGAAGATGAAATCAATGCAGAAATAACACGTCTAGATAATCAGTATACTGCTGATGAATATAAACGTAAAAGAGCATCTGCTTACCCTAGTTTGGCAGATCAATTAGACATGCAATACTGGGACAAAAAGAACGGTACAACTACGTGGGTCGATGCCGTTGCTAAAGTAAAATCTGACAATCCTAAACCATGAGCACATTAAAAGTAACTAACTTACGCCATTCTAGTGCATCAAGTGATGCGATTACCTTAGCTAGTGATGGAACGGCAACTATAGGAGAATGTACGGCAAAGATTACTAATAATCTAAGCAACAAAAATTTAATAATTAACGGTGCTTTTAACGTGGCACAAAGAGCTACGTCAGGAACAGGATCAGGTTATAAATCAGTTGATAGATTTTATATTTCTAAAAGTGCGGATGAAGATCCTACTCAAGCTCAACATGCTTTAACTTCTT